TGGGCAACCATGTCGCAAATCGACATCCGTAAATTTACGGAAAAGAAAAACGGGTTTACTTACCTGTCATGGGCGCATGCCCTGCGCTTGCTGAAAGACCATGTGCCTAATGCTATCGTGGTCAAGCATCAGTTCAAGCAACCTGATGGCAGTCTGTTGCCTATGATGCTGGACAGTCAGGGCTATGCCTATGTGCAAGTCACAGTGCATCTAGGCGAGGGCGAGGTAAACACCACAGAGATTATGCCCGTCCTGAACCATGCTAATAAACCCATTCAGAACCCCAACAGCTTTGAGGTGAACGCTCAGATACAGCGTTGCATGGCTAAGGCCATCTCGATGGCTACGGGGCTTGGTATTCACTTATATGCTGGCGAGGATATGCCAGCACCGACTTCAGCCCGACTGGACAGCTCCAGAAGCACGGCTGGAGAGGGCGCGGCATCTGCAAACAGCGCTCAGTTAGATGGCAAAAATCGGACAGCAGATGTCGCACCACCCTCTACTTTCAAAACGCCAGAGATGTCTCTGGCTACTAAGATTTCACTCTGTCCAAACATGGACAGCTTGAAGAAGCTGTATAATGAAGTACAGCTAGGTCTGTCAGCAGATGACAGGCAGTTATTTACAGCTAGGAAACAGGAGTTAGCTAATGGCTGATATATATGAACAGAAGGACATGACTGGTAGTCTGTTCGACAATGACAAGGGCGATAACCAGAACCGTCCAGACATGCGCGGCTCGGTGACCATTGAAGGCACCAAGTACAGCATCTCGGCTTGGCACAATGAATCAAAGGCTGGCAAGAAATATGTCAGCCTCAAAGTGTCCGAGTGGCAAGACCGCCCAGCGCAGACCAACGGTGCCGCGCAAAAATCACTGGACGATGAAATACCGTTTTAATGCGGTGGCTGAAGAAAAAGCAGAAGAGCAAGGTTGAACTGCCAGATAGGTTTGATACTTGCTCGTTCTGCGGCCATAAATTCAACTGGAAATATCAGGGAGTCACTAATGGAAACAAAAACCACTTTTGCAACTCAGAATGTCTTAGAGATAATTATCTCAAAAATGTTAAAGAGGCGAATGAGACTATCCCATTCGATGCACTATGATGAGCGTCTGGACAAGGTGATAGAAATCACAGCCGAGGTTACAGGGGTTGAGCCAAATGAAATCAAGTCAAAGCGTAGACGGTTTGCAATGCCTCGACACATCGCCATGTTCATCGGGGTCGAAGTGCTGGGTCTGTCTCTCGCTGAGGTTAGCAGGCCATTTGGGTGTGACCATACCAGCGTCTGGTACGCTCACAACAAAATCAAAAACCGTGGGCGCGGTAGAAGCAAACTCAACACGGCTCTTAACGAAGTTATCAGGCAAGTAGCATGATTCTGCGTTACGTCACCCATGATGATATAGAAAAGTATGAGGCAGATGGCTGGGAGATAATCAGCCGCCTGTCTTACCCTCACAGCAGACATGCAGTGCTAATGAAAAGGAAGTGTGATGTTGAAGATACCACCTCAAATCTTGCTACAGCCGTACCCAGACGGTATCTTAGTGACGATACCCTCAGTGAACTTTAGTTATAAGAAAGAGATGACAGCGAAACAAATGGTGGACTTGGCAATAGAACTTCTGAACAGGGCTAATGTCCAGCACAATGAGCCGACAACTTAAATTTATCTCCGACACAATGCTGTCACAAACTGCGTCAGGTTTAGCTGGCGAACACATCTGCGCCGCCTCTATCATTGCACGGGGGTGGCGTGTTGCTATGTCAGCGCAAGACGCTGTAGACATTATCTGCTGGCACCCACAGACGAGCGAGATGCTCAGGGTGCAAGTCAAAGCCTGCCAAGCCAGCCGCCAACAATCCAAGAAAAGCAGGCTCAGTTTCAATCTGGGTCTAGGCGGCACAAAACGATTACCCACACTTGCAGATTATGATATTCTAGCCTGCGTAAGTTCTGAGCAACGAACCGTCTGGTTCCTGCCAGTGACTGACGTACAGGTAAAAAAGTTGAACAAACCTTGCACCTTCTTTGAGACACCTGACTTGGAGTCGGATAGCTGGGCAAGGGCAGTGGAGATTATCAATGAGCAAAAACATACCCAATCGGCGGCCATGCGTAACAACAAACATCGGGGCAGGGCTAGCAGTAACGGTATCATTTCACCCTCAAACTGGTGAAGCCCTAGAGGTGTTTATGACTGAGCGCGGCAAGGCATCTGACAACGAACTGACACAGGCGCTGTATGAACTGGGTGTGTGCGCTAGTAAGCTAATGCAAGGCGAATTTGACGAGGCTAGCAATGGATGAAACAGACAAGCTAATAAAGCAATTAAAACGCCATGAGGGCTGTGTTCTGCATGAATACAAAGACCATCTTGGCTACAGCACTATCGGCTATGGCAGGCTGATTGAGGCTGAAAAGGGCGGCATATCAGAGGCAGAGGCTGAGTACCTTCTGCTGAATGATGTGTCTAAGTTCATAAAGGAAGCCAGCCAGTTTGAATGGTTCGAGGGTTTGAACGAACCGAGAAAAGCGGTTATAGTTAATATGCTCTTTAACCTCGGCCTGTATAACTTCAACAAGTTTCTGAAGTTTAAGCAGGCAGTAGCTAGCCGCGATTTTGAGGAAGCGGCCAAGCAGATGGTGACAGGTTCCAACGGCGGCAAGTCGCTGTGGGCGAAGCAGGTGAAGGGCAGAGCCTATGAACTTGCGAAACAGATGGAGACAGGCAAATGGCAACAGTCTTAGACGAATGGAAGGTGCTACCGCGCCTAGCTTTTTTATGCCAGATAATACTTACATGGACGGTGTGTTACTGGTTCATGGATTTGCCTGCTGAGGACAGGACAGTTGAGACAAGCGGATTTGTCAGCATTGTGACCACGATGCTGTCAGCCTCTTTTGCTATCTGGTTGAACAAAGAAAAAAGTTGAGGCGATGCCTAAGCTGAGTGACAGTACAGAGGTAGCGTTACCTTTGCGAAATATCATCAGCATGATTGCTGGTGCGTCTGTAGCTACATGGGCATATTTTGGCATTATAGAACGTCTCAACCAGATTGAGACTAACCTCACTATGATGAAGTCAGATGTCGTTCAAAACACTGACTTTCGCATCAAATGGCCAAGAGGAGAGATGGGTAGCTTACCAGCCGACAGTGAACAATTCATGTTGATTGAGCATTTAGCTAGTGAGTTAGAGAAGCTACAGAATGAGATTGAAGGCGGTAAAGCGCCTTATGACCAGCAACAAAAGCTAACGCTAGAATTTTATGAAAAGCGTATAACAAATCTGGAAGAAAACTTAGAGAAGATGCGTAACGGTGGTTGAACTTACATTTGTTTTATTGTTGATGATGAATGGCGAGAGGGTAGAGTACACGCCTTATCAATCTCTTTCAGAGTGCCTATCAGTGCGGCGCAAGATTAAACGTAACGTAGGCCACACTCATAACTTTGACCAGAAGTGGTCATGTAAAGAATTAAAGGTTAAGCTAGGCAACGGTGATATATTGGAGATTTTAGATTGATTCAAGCATTGATACCCATTGTGGGTGAACTGGCTGGTAGCTGGCTCAAGGGCAAGACCGAGAAACAGGTGGCCAAGAACAAGGTTGCCATTGCTAAGGCAGAGGCTGAGGCAGAGGTGATGAAGGGCGCCGCCACGCATGAGGCTGGCTGGGAAAAGGTAATGGCCGAGGCCAGCAAGGATAGCTGGAAAGATGAGGCATGGACGATTCTGTTCATAGCCATAATCGCTATGTGTTTCATACCGCCTCTACAGCCGTATGTGGAGCGTGGTTTTGATGCTCTGGCTAGAACGCCTGATTGGTTCCAGTGGGCTATGTATGCCTCTATAGCGGCCTCATTCGGCCTCAGAGGGCTAACCAAGATGAGGAAGTGATGTACTATGCTTCTCTCATTGTGTGTTGGCTGATGCTGGGTTCTGGCAAGCAATGTGCAGTGGCAGAAGATATGTACAGCCCTCATCCTACCGTTGAGGCGTGCGAAACCAGGCTGGAAGAAATGAAGACAGCCATTGCG